TCCAATAATGTTTAGTAATAAACATATAATCTTTATCCTTTAAGATATCTTTTACCATAGTCTTAGGAACTTTTATTGGATCATAAAGTGTGAGCCATGCTCTTATGTAACCTATGCGATCAGGTGATTCATTATCTTGATCACTACCGCTATACATATGATGATACCTATGCATTGCAGTCCAGGATAATGGACTTCCAAATGCTGATATAACTGTAAGATATTTTAAGATCTTAGTTTTAATTGGTGTTGTACTAAAGGATCTATGAGCCATAAATCTGTGGATAGCAATATTAGTTGAAAATATATTTACTAATCCCCAGGCCAACAATCCATAGATAATATATTCAGGAAAATAAATACATCCAGCTATAGCAATAATATGATTTACTAATGCAAGTAGTTGTATTGATTTTGCATGATTCATATCCACCTCAGTTTCTGAATGATCCAAACCCAGGGATCATATTTACAATGTTTTAATTTTGGTTCTATATGATGTTGTTTATGGAATGATTCTGAAAATGCTAATGGGTACATGTAAGGTACATCTTTTACTTTACCTAAATGACACATAATCCCTGTTACCGCCATTACCCAAAATGTAGTCATAGCTACCGCAGTAGCCCAAGTTAAAAACCATTCAATAGGTAGGACTAAGAAAAGAATAACATTGAACATGTAAACCAACATTGTTTCATTTTTAGTTAAAAATAATTGCCATTTATTTCTTAGCCTATCTGTAACAAGTTTAATATTAGATTCCTGTTCATGTGTTCTAAATATAATATTAAACCAGTTTTGATGTGTAGGACTGTGAGGATCTCTATCAGTATCAAAATGTTTATGATGATTTCTATGCCATGCTGCATAAGATATTGGTGTTCCAATTAATGCAGTCATAGATACTACACTCATTATGTTTTGAAACCATACTGGTGGATTCCATAGATTATGTGTAGCCCATCTGTGTACAAACAAACTCATTACAAACTCTAGTAGAAAATAAAAAAGTATGTATGTGTATAGAAGTTGTAACCAAGATAATGCTACAAAAGAATATAATGCTAGTAAGAAGTAAACTCCAAATAATAATGTAAGTGCCACATTAGTATTCCCATGTCATTCTTTTCATATTGTAATCTAAATCTTGTGTAGTAAGTGTGCCTAAACAAACACCATCTGTTGTACCCTGAGTAAAGTATGTATCTATCCTAGAATCTTTAATACACTCTAATGCAAACTTTGTACCACCTAATGATTGAATCCATGCTTTATGTGCCTCATGAAATTCAGATGTGTATGTCCATGCTTTGCTATTGTTTATTTTACCTACTAACACATTTTCCCATGTATAAGTATTATCTACATACTTTCCTTGTATATACATACAAGCAGTTCCATCTTTAGTAACAATAATATTTTTCATATTATGGTAATTCTGTTCATTCATTAATTTAATCATTCTTTGTTTTTTTATTTCAGCAGTATCTGAATCTTGAAAAACGACTGTTCCACTTTCTAAATCAGCAAGACTATCTGCATATAAAGAATCGAATGTAGAATCCATTTCAAATATTTCTGTTTCTGTAAATGTATATGACATTATTTCTCCTATGAAATTGTAAAAGCAACAGTGCCACTAGAAGGTAATATTTGATTAATATTATTGTAACCAGTCCATACAAATAATTTATTACCATTTTGTGCAGAGGCTGATGCCCTAGTTAATGTTCGACTATTAATTGCAATTTGTGTCCAGTTTGTTGTAGCATTATCAAACTCTAATCTATAGCTACCTTGAGAAATATCCCAATAAGAATATATACCTACAATAGTGCTACCACTTGCATTTCCATTTGCTATGCTACCCATTGTATTAACTGCTACATTAGCTCTTTGAAAGCCGACAGCAGAAGATTGGTTACTTATATATCCATGAGTATTTACACCAGCTTTATGATTTTGAACACCACAAGTAATAGAAGATGAATGAGAAATAGTATTTGATGTGCCATAAAAATCTGCTGCTAGTTGTATTTCACCACTAGATGGTGCGTTACCATCACCATAGTATTCAGATAAACTGTGAGGTGCAGAGCCACCAAATTCTGTAGCTATTTCACTAAGTTTTATTTGGCCACTACTTTGTAAAGCCATTCTTTAACTCCTTAATTTCCTCTTTGAGTTCCTTAATACAGTTAATTAATAAACCATGAATTGCATCATACTCTACTGTTTTATATTTCTTACCATCTACAAGTTTAAGTTCTTTTTCTCTTACAGCCTCTGGTAAAACTTTTTCTAATTCTTGTGCAATAATACCAGCAGACTTCTGTCCATTGTGTCTTGTAAATGTAACACCTCTGACTTCATCAATTTTATCTAGTGCATTAGGTATCATTTGTATATCTGTTTTAAGCGCAACATCAGATACTGTAGTTGAGTATGCTACGACATCTCCATCTGCATGAAAATCACCATCTGATTCCATTCTAAATTTTTCTGTAGGTGAACCAATACCACCACCTGTAGCAAACTGTAAAGTATTAGCAACAGTTGTATAAATCTGTGGTCCACCATTATTTAATTCAATAACAGGATTTGATGCAGAGAATCTTAAATTTCCAGAAACATCTAACTTAGCTCCTGGACTAGTAGTACCTATACCTACTCTGTTGTTTGTTGAATCTACTTTTATAGTATCAGTATCAATAGTAACATCCCCACTTGCAGCAAGTGTTGTAAAAGAACCAGCAGATGTACCGCCAGTTATATCTGATAATTTTGCTACAGTGTGGCCACCAGCAGTTGAGCCATCATGTACTCTTAGAGTATTGTTTGTTGTATCTACAGTAACTTCTCTGGCACTACCAGTGAAGGAACTATGTTCGGTAGCGGTGCCACCTCTGTGTTGTAGTAGTTTTGCCATAAGTTACCTCGTTATGTTAATCCGCCAAAGTCCAATTGAAGGTTAGTACCATCAATAGTTCCAATGTTGTTTAAGTTATTATTTTGACCATCTAATGCACCACCTAATTGTGGTGTTGTATCACCAACTAGATCAGTTGAAATACCTGTTAGATTAGATCCATCTATTGCCGGTAATGTACCGGTAAGATTAGCTGCTGGAATGTTTCCTGATCCTGTAATGTTATTACCATTGAGATCTAGATCACCGCCTAGTTGTGGTGTAACATCTCCAACAATATCTGTAAGACCAGCACTTATACTAGCCCAAGATGAACCATTGTAATATTTAAGAGCATTATCTGTACTGTTATATGCTAGATCACCTTCATCTAAACTTGTTGTAGGATCGCTTGATCCTATTCTATATCTAGCAGCAAAATTATTAACATCTGAAATATTAGATGCAACTGTTGTAATATTTGAATTAGCACCAGCTACAGTATTTATATTAGATGAATTACTGTTTACTGCATTGATGTTTGTTTCGTTTCCAGCAACTGCATTTATGTTTGTAGAATTACCAGCAACACTATTTATATTTGTAGAGTTACCAGCTACTGCATTTATATTAGTTGCATTTCCAGCAACTGCAGTTACATTAGAATTATTAGTTGATACTGTAGACACATCAGATGATATACCAGCAACAGTATTTACATTTGCAATATCTCCACTTACTGTTGCAATATTTCCAACTACACCACTAGCACTTAATGTGTTCATGTTGTTTACATTGGAAGATGTTGCTAGAGTATTTAGATCAGAAACTATATCTGCAGTAGCTAAAGTATTTAGATCTGCAATGATATCTGAAGTTGCTAAAGTATTTACATCAGATACAAAATCTGAAGTTATATTATTTGATATACCAGCTACTGAAGTTACATCACTGGATATACCAGCTACTGTTGTAACATTTGCATTTATTCCAGCAACTGTATTTACATTTGATATGTTACCAGCAACAGTGTTTACATTTGTAATAGATCCAGCAACTGTATTAATATCATTTCCTGATCCTGTGCTTACTGATTCAGTAATTGATCCTAAGTCATCTATATAAAGTATTTCACCAGCTACTGCATTAACATTAGCAATGTTATTACCTACATTATTTACATTATTTATACTATTTGAAACTGTTTCAATATCTGATGAAGTTTCATTTAAATCATTTGCTGCAGTTTCTATTTCAGATATAGCCTCGTTAAGATCGTTAGCTACTGTTACTACATCATTAATATTCGTAGCTACTGTATTTACATTTGATATTGATCCAGCCACAGTTGTGATATTTGCATTATTAGTAGCAGCAGTTGTAACATTTGCAGAAATCCCAGCTACTGTAGTGACATCTGAAGATACTCCGGCTACTGTTGTAACATTTGCATTATTACCAGCTACAGTGCTGATGTTTGAATTATTACCAGCTACAGTATTTATGTTTGAAGTATTACCAGCTACTGTTGAAACAGAACCAGCTATACCAGCAGTGGTATTTATATTTGCTTTATCACTTGTTGATAACCAGGTTCCTTCTAAATAATTTTTAGTTACTGCATCTTGTGCTGATGTTGGATCAGTAACATTAGTAATTCGTTTGTTAGCTGCAGTCCATTGAAAGTTTGCTGGATCCTGTTGGATCGTATTAGCTGCAG